ACAGACGGTGCGTGACTGGCTGGTGCTGGTCCCACGTCAAAGGATATCTTACTGAACCTCTGCTTATCGGTTGGCTTCAGGTGAGCCAAAAAGGGAACCTCGTGGATAAGACGCAAGGTGAACGTACTGAAGTCATCAGAACGCGTCTTGGACGCAGAGACCACTAGGAAGTTCAACGAGGGGTTCAGGAATAACTGGTGAACCACATAGGCCGAACAAATCCAAGACTTACCAACACCACGAAATGCCTCGATAATGACACGCTTGTCATCACCTTGCATGAAGTCAGCAATGTTATACTGGATGGGTGTTGGCTCTGGAAGGTTTAGGTGCTTCCAAATCAGGAACAAAAAGTTCCTAAAGTCTTTGAGTTCTTCCATGTTTACTTGTTGCGAGCTCGGTTCCGAGATTTACTCTGGATACGCAGGTTACTACGGGAGTTATTGTGGGGATTACGGTCCTTGTGGTCAACATCTTTACCCGCTAGGGCAGCCTTGCCGTGTTTCTTGACGGCTAACCGTCGAGCTTTGTTCCTAGAGGAGCGTCTCGCGCGTTGTTCAGGTTTTGAGTGGTAGTTCTCGTACTCTTTTTTATAATTTCTGGCCATTTGCTGCTATTACTATGTTTTCGGATTCATCTTGGAAGGGAAGCATGTCTACTAGGTTACCCAACGGGTTTTCGTTGGTCACCTGAGCGTGGATACCGTTGTCTTTTAAAAGTTGTCGGGCGGCATTTAGGTCACTAGGTGACGCTTCGCCACTCTGGATACGCTGGATAAACTCACTAATTAAGAGGTCTTGGAGGCTGTATAGTTTTTCTGTTTTATCACTCATTGGTCATTTCTCTTGTTGTGGAAATCAAATAGTATTTTTACTTTCTCGCTTAGGCTTTCTACGTTGTAGTGCATACGAGCAAGAACAATGACGAGGGTAATAAACCCAAGTGCTACGGGCCATAAGGCGGATATCCATTCAATCATTGTTTGGTAATTTCCTTGTATATTTTGATGCCCAAATACACCATGGTTAGAAGACCCACGCAGATAGCTACGAAGGTATTGATGTGGTCTAAGGTTAGGGTTCCCACGATGCCACTTATGGCAATGAAGGGGGTTGTATAGGGATTATCGGGTATCATTTTAGGTTAACGGATTGAGAGGGTTTATTGGATTAAACGGTACTGTGACTTTTCTTGTTGTAACGCGTAGATAGAATCTTGTAGGTCTGGAAATTCTTCAAGCATCTCGTGGCGTCCCTTACGACGGTAGGCACGCACTAGGCGTTGCACCGCTTTAATTCTTGGGGATAGCTCACCGAGGTCATCCGCACTTTCCTTTGGTAGAGCTTGGTAACCTTTGTCTTTAACCATCTCACGTAAGGCTTGACGCATAGTCTTACCTCCGATTTTGGTTGTGCCTGAGAGCTCCAAGTAACGGTCAAACGCTTGGCGTCCTTCCGAGTTATATACGTCGCGCATTTCAATGGCGTTGTATAGCTTGGTGCTAGGTTGACTGAAGCCGTGTTGAAGTCCAGCGAGTTCGTGGTCTACTGGGTCTTTACTCTCCTTGTTGAAGTATGCGGGATTGATAATGCCTGTCATATAAGGACTGTTTTGGTTCTTCATGACTTCTCCTAAGAAGTTTCTGCGTGACGGAAGGTTTCCTTGAGCTACAGGCATCTTCTTGAGCCAGTAGTCGAAGATAGAACGTGTTTCCTTTAGCTCACGCTCATCGGCCATATTCTGAGCCTGCGTAAAGAAGGTAGGGGCAAATCCACCAACAATGTTACCAGCAAACGGCTTGAAGTTACCTACTGGGTCACGAACTAACTGAAGGAGCGTATCCAAGCCCTTAACGTAGGACTTGTTGGTTACGTTCTGAGTTAGAGACAGAACACCTAGAGCAACCATGTCTTGACTAACGATGCCATCTAAATCGTGGTAATGGTGACCTTCGACGATGTCAGCAAACAAGCCAAGGACTGTAGCGATAGGGTCAGCCCTTTGGTAACTGACGTAAGTGTCACCTATTTTGATTGAATAAGGTCTCCAGCCTGACATACGCAGGCTTTCAAGTTCATCTCTGTTAGGTGGGCCACCACCTGTAATCATACCCTTGTTGCTAATCATGTAGTAAAGGATAGATGCGGTTGCCGCCGAGCTGACTGCAAGTTTACCTCTAATCTGAGCGCGAACCGTTGGGTCGTCACTCATAAGCTGTTTGGTAAGCTCTGCTCTCTTTGCTTTGGTGGCTACCATACCAACAGTACCTAACGGAGTGCGGTCAATAGAGAACTTCAAGATATTCGTAGGAGTCCGTAGGAACGGAATAACGAAGTTAAGTGTCCTCCAAAGTCCTCCTTTGTTCTTTAGGGTATTAAGGGTATTAGACAGCGTTCCAATTACGCCTTCGTTCTCAAGGTCGTTAGTAAACGTCGTTTCCTCCGCGTAGCCCTTTGCGGCATCTGCAAGCCCACCACGGGTCTCATCGAATGGGTTGTCCTTGATATACTGAGCAATAAACTCTTCTTGCTCTTTACCAAACTTTAGTCCTTGAGCTTTAGCAGCTTCAACAGCATCCATGTAGACACCTTTTTCGTTGTAGGCTCTAGCACCCTTGGTGATAAAGTTGTCGAAGTTCTTGGTTACATACTCTGCAATTTCGTCGCCTGACTTGGCTCCCTTTTTCATTGCTTCGTAGGCAAGGTTTGTCTTCACATACGAACGGTAGTTCATTTGCTTGAAGAACTCATCCCCAAACGCTAGGGCTCGGCTTGGCACACGGACTACTTTACCGAGAGTATTAACGGCTTTAGCTAGGGTTCCATCACCATCCATTGCAATAGCTTGAGAAGTATCAAATTTGTCATCAAAAGCTCTGCTTCCTTGGACAAGTCTGGACTCTCCTGTCTTAAAGGTTTTCCATGAAATGCTTATGACATCAGCGAAGGACTCCATATCAAAGGCATACTTTAGCGTTGCTCTGGCTAACTGAGGGTCTCCTGTGAGTACCGCCCCTACTGATTGCTCAATAGTACGAATAGCCAGAGTTAAGCTGTTACCTAATCCATTGACTATTTGAGTAGTAGGACCCGAAAGCAGGGAGTTCATCCAATATTCCATAGTAACATCCATAGCTTTACTACCGAATGTCTCCTCTGCCATCTCTCTGGTCTTCTTGATGTTCCTCTTGGCTGATGCCTTGTCAGAAGAACCAGCAACTAGGTCAATCATCTTATCAACAGGCATTGTACCAGCACGGTTTTCGTTGATGTACTTGTCGTAGTCTTTTGGCTGTGCCGCTTTTGCATCAAACCCAATGCCACTCTTGGTGCGGTATTTACCACTTGGGTCGAGAAGGAACTTACGTTGCACTAAGGTTAAACCTGCTTCACGTCCCATCAACGACCATATCCGTCCAATCTCTTGCGTCTGGTCGAGAAGAGATAGAAACTCTACTTCTAGCTGTTGTTTGTTTAGCTTAGGGTTTACACGGGCTTCTAGGGCTTTGTTTGCGGTGTCAACGACATCGGCAGTCATCACGTCTATAAGCTTGTAAACAGCGTTTTGAACATTGCGGTAGTTGCTAAGGTCAGTTGCTTCTGTGAGCTTACCAATCGTGGCAGCGTAGTCCCCAGCGTTACCTCCTAAGATATCAGCTACCTCAGCGTTTTCAGCTATTAGCTCGTCAGCACTTACAGGCTTAGCTGTAGGGGCTTTTTCAAGGTTCTTTGCGATGGCTTGCACGAGGGCAACCGCTTGGGTTGTATCGCGGATACCTCTTGCAAAGTTTCTGATTGCGTCGTCGCCACCTGTCTCAAGGTCATTCGCCATGCGTCCAAGGCTCTCTTCGATGTTCTGGTCGAGTTGGCGTTGTCCTAAGGTGTTGCCACCCTCATCAGCAGACTCAAACAAAGCATCTATTTTTTTGTCTGTTTCTTCTATTTGCTTCCTACGTATTGGTTCATATTTCTCACGTTTTAATTTTTCTTCTGCAATTTTTTCAGGAGAGTAAACTGATTCATCGTCCCAACGCGGTTCATAGAAATCCCCTTCTTCCTCTGCACGAGACCCTAGCTGGTCGAAATCCTCGCGCACTTTAGCATCCAGTGAGTCTAGCTGGAAAACCGTGATTGGTTTAACATTGTTGTTATTCGTTAAATATCTAACATCGCTTCCATCAAAGTCTTTTGGAAAGTCAGAGTGACGGAACACATACACAATGTCTCCAAAGCCTCTATCGGATGAAGGAGCTCCCCTTTGAAGGCCGCCAGCTTTTAAACCATTTTGGATAATATCTTCTTCTAAGTAGCCGCGGTGAAATGCATATTCCTTGAAGTCTTTACCTTCATTAAGCCCTGATATAATACGCTTACGAACATTTCGAGCTTCTTCTACTTTGGCTTGTCCCATCGTAGAGCTATT